TCCAAATCAAAAAATAGAAATTGATATTCGTTCTATTTTTGAAGAATTAAATATACATGATAGTGTTTTATTAAATACAATATCTGGTGATATTATTATTACCGATTCCATCGGCGTTTTAAAGGGATTTGAATTTGATGGATTTCAATACTTATATGTTGAAATGTCAAAAACTGAAGATAAAAGATTTTCATATAAAAAATTATTTCATATTTACAAACAAAGTTTAAAATATACAATTAAACCAGGAGCTGTTTCTTATAGATTAAATTTTATTTCTGATGAATATACCACATCGGAACAAACAAAAGTTGCACAACACTATCAATTTTCTTATTCAAAAATAGCTCAATTAATTTTAAAAGATCATTTAAAAATACAAAAAGAAAAGTTTGGTCAATTCAGTGATTCACAAGGTATCAGAAGTGTTATTATCCCCACAATGACACCGTTAGATGCTATTACATGGTGTTCAAAAAGAGCTTTAGATGTAAATGATAAACCAACTTTTTTGTTTTTTGAAAATTCTGATGGGTTTAATTTTATGTCCTTGAATGATATTTTCAAACAAACTCCTTTACATGATATTAATATATCACCAAAAAATATAGTGGATAATATGAACATTGAACTTTTTGGCACTAGAAATTATGAACTTATTGATCAATATGATTTTATTCAAAATGTAACATCTGGTGTATTTGCAAAAACTGGAAGATTTTATGATATTTTAAACAGAACATTTAGAGAAATAAAAAGTGATTATTTTAAAGATCAAATTGGACTTACTTCTCTTAATCCACAAAAAAATGCACCACCAGCTAAAGTTAATGTGCATAATTTAAGACCAGAACAAGCTTTTCAAAGCAAATATGTATCATATTATTACAATTCAAACCCAAAAGGTAATGAAGAATCTCCTGAAAAATGGTTGTTACAAAGAGAAGCTATATTTCAAAATTTGTTCGCTAAAAGAATTAGAATTGAAATGTCTGGTTTATTCACATACACTTCGGGAAAATTGTTAAAAGTATTTGTTCCAAATTTTTCAGTAAGTACAAAACAAGATGAGGGTTTAAACCAATTCTTAACAGGCAATTACATGATCATAGCTACACAACATAAATTGAGAGCAGAAGGGCAAGAGCACACAACAATAATGGATCTGGTATCAGATTCAACTATAAATATTAAATAATAATGTTACTATCACAATCATATTTTGGAATTGGAATTGTTGAAGATAATAATGATCCTGAAAAATTTGGTAGGGTTCGTGTGCGTATATTTGATATTCACGGAAATGATAAGGTAAGAATTCCAACGGATAAACTACCATTTGCTCATGTGCTTCATGCTGCAAACAATAAGAGTAAATTTGAAACTATAGCTATCGGAGATTGGGTTTATGTAACAACTCTAGATGGCCAAAATGCACAAGAAATTTTAGTTCTTGGTGTTTTACCTGGACTTGTTCCACCAAATGCAGCCGCTAGAGCTCTCTCGGCTGCTGGCGGTTTAACTGGCCCACCTTGAAAAATTAAATAAAATATGGCAATTACAACTATAGATATAACAGCTCAACAACAGTATGTTAGGACAGCTGCGTTTAACAAGGCTTTGTCTGAAGGCAAAACGGAAGCTGAAGCCTCAAATATTGCAGCTGCAGCTGGCAATGAAATTGGAGCACAACTTCTTTCTCAGATAGATTTGAATAATGACCTTCAAGATCCTATTGGCCCCGTCAATGTATATTCAGGTGCTAATAGTGTATCTGGTGTATCAAATACAGCATCAACTACCTTTGGTACAATTATATCTTCTATTAACCAACAACTCACACATGAATGCGGCACGACTCCGTACATTAGACAATTTGCAGGTTTCTGTCATGGCATAGCCCAACAAATTGCGAATGGTATCAGGTTTGCAATAAACAAAGTTTTAGAAGCTTTTGGACTAGATCCAGCCTTGTCTGGAATTGCTGCTACGATAAGAAGAATTGCAAATACAATATCAGAAATTGCAAATGTTGCTAAGTTAATTAACAAATTCATTAATGAGGTTGTTTTAGTTATTGCACAAATTAAGGCCTTAATTGAATATATTTTAAGTTTACCAGCAAAACTTCTCGCACTTTTCAAAAAATGTTTGCAAGAAGCTCAAGCTGAACTTACTAGAGCTATTTTTGATACACTTAATACCGGTACAGATAACCTTATTGGTCAAACAACAAGAGAACTTAGTAATTTAGCCGAACAAACACAAAGTTTGGTAAATGAAACCAATAAATTAATAGACGCTCCGGGTAGAATTATTTCTGGCATTGCTGATCCAGCTACACTAAGTACAAGTGAAAGAAACGATTTAATAATAAAACTTTTTCCTAATAATCCGCCACCAGATGAAGTGTTTAATTCGTTTGGTAATGGAGCAACTGCATAATCATGGCTGACACAAACACTACATTCACACCAGAAGAAGAAGCTCTATTAGTTAAAGGAGAATCTTTTGGTGGATTTACACAAAGACCAATTGGAATTGGTGAGTATCCGTATGTTACTGTTGAAGAAACAGCATCAGGCCATACAAAAATTGAAGATAACACTGTTGGTTCTGAAAAACTTGTTGAAATTCACCGAACTGGAACTTACACAGCAATACTTCCTGATGGATCACAAGAAAATAAAATTGTAGGTAGAAATGTTGTTATTGTTGAAAGAAATAATGAAGTAACAATATTAGGCGCTTGTAATATTACCATTCACGGAGATTCAAACATTGAGGTGAAAGGTAACAAATATGAAAGAGTTATAGGCAATTACATATTAGAAGTTCAAGGAGATTTTACAAAAACTGTTATTGGAGATGATAGCACCTCTGTTGGCGGTGATGCTAATCTTCTTGTTAGTCCAACAGGAACAGGAAAATTTAGAATAACCACAGGTGAAGCTGGGTCAGCTATTAATAGCTCTTTATTTGTTGATGGAGAAGTACAGGCTACATCAATTTCATCAAAAACATCCGTCACCGCTGGCACAGGAATTGTGGCTGGTATTCCAGGATCAAGTGTTACAGGATCAGAGTTTGCGGGAATTAGAACTTTAGGTGGAATCACAGTTGGTGCAATGACGCCAGCATTACCAGGTTGTGTTGACGCTGTTGTGAATGTTAAATCACCATTAATTACTGGTGTGCAAGTTTTAGATATTAGAGGTCCAATGGAACTAATAAGACAGATGTTCAATGGACATATACACCCAACTCCAAGAGGTCCATCGGGTCCTCCTATACCTTTGATGTAATGGAATTATTATGGCCGCAAATAGTGTATTCGCTCGTTTAAATTATAGTTTTGATGATGCAAAGTTTGGCGATAGCATTTATCTAACAGATCAAGCGAAAAAATTTCTAGAACTTGCTCCTCCTGATGTTACAGAATGGCAACAAAATGATATTGCTGATGATGTAGTATCAAGAAGTAGATATTATGTAAATCCAACAGCCGATGTTTGTTCTACACTTTTAGCTAATGCTAACATAATTTTTGAATCTGCTAATAGTGATCCAGCAAACACATTCACACAGACAGGTGCTGGTAATGCTGCTATGGATTTGGCAAATACAACAGCATTATTCATCACAGAAATTATAGCATTTAAGTCTCACACAGATAATATATCCGGACTAACAATTGCAACATCTAACAGCACAACAATTCCACAATTTGATTCGGTTGTTAGTATTGGCCAACAACTTTTAACTTTAACTAATACAACAGACGGCATCTCCAATTCAACACCAATGCTTGGTAGTTTAACTAGCCTGTTTATTGGTGACGATTTAGCTAATAATAATTTAATTATCCACACCGATAGGCTTGCTATGGATGCTGCCAATGTGGGTGGAATATCAAGTTTAACGGCAAATCAAATTAACCTTATTATAACTCATGTGCAAACAGCCAATACTTTAGTTAGTACCAGAAGATATCACGATTGGAATTTTTACGAAAAATCATATCAAATTTTAAGTGATTATTACTTTGTTAAAAAATTCACGAATATGGGTAACACAAGTACATATTTGGTTAATAATTTGATTGGAACTGACCTTATAAAGACTAATATTGCCAACACATAGAATAAATAGAACATGGCATCCTCAATAATCAATAGACAGTATAGTGATCTGGACCTGAATTTCACAATTCATCCAGTCAGAAAAGATATTAATAGATGGACAGATGAACAAGCTGTCATACATTCTGTTCGGAATCTATTGGTTACAAATCATTACGAGAGACCATTTCAACCGGACTTGGGTTCTAATGTTCGTAGAATGTTGTTTGAACCATTAGACAATATTACTGCATCAAACTTAGAAAGAGAAATAAGACAAACCATTAGTAATTTTGAACCTAGAGTTACAATAACAACTTTACAGGTTGCACCAAATGAGCAACAAAATGCATTTGGTGTATACATGGAGTTTGAAATTATTAACAGAACTGAACCAATAACAATAAGATTTTTGCTGCAACGGATAAGATAAAATGGCTAATAGACTCCGTGTAACGGAACTTGATTTTGATCAAATCAAAAATAATTTAAGAACATTTCTAAAACAACAGTCTCAATTTCAAGATTATGATTTTGAAGGTGCTGGTTTAAACATTCTTTTAGATTTGTTGGCGTACAACACACACTACAACGCATATTATCTTAATATGGTTGCCAATGAATCATTTTTAGATACTGCTATTCTAAGAGATTCTGTTGTGTCTCATGCTAAAATGTTGAATTATGTTCCATTTTCTTATACTTCACCTAAAGCTATTATTAATGTGACAATTGATTCCGGGACAACAACTCCTGAAGAAGTAACTATTCCTAAAGGTTACATTTTCTTATCAAATCCAATTGACGGCACATCGTATAGTTTTGTGACACTCAATCAATATACGGCTACAAAATCTGGCACATCTTTTTTCTTTGAAAATGTGGATGTGTATGAAGGACAATTAGCTACATTCAACTACACATATACTGAAATTGATAATCCAAAAGGCATCTTTATTATTAATGATACTAATATTGATACTAAATCTATTAGTATTACTGTTCAACCAAATTCATCAAATACAGCATCAAG